TGAATAAAGTATTAAATAACAACTTGAAAAAAGATTTTTTCTTTTTTGCATCAAATACATGGGGTTTTTCTTCTATCTTTTATTCAATCTCTTATCTTAAAATTGAATTTTTCAACATATTGATTTTTAAAATTAAAGAAAAAAAAATGAAAAAAAATTAATATTAATAAGTAAATCAATTTGAAAAAAAAAAAAAATAGTTATTTTATGATTAATTTTTTTTTTTCTAATATATATAATTAATTAATAGTGATTTTTTTTCATTTTTTTTTCTTTATCTAATAAAATTAATTAATTAAGTATCGAAATTTTATTTATTATATAAAATAATATATTGAAAAAAAATCTTTGTTGTTGTATATTCTTTATAGTAGGTTTTTTAATGTTTTTTAAGGTTTTTCAAGTTTTAATTTTAACCATTTTTTATTATAGGAGATTAAAAAACAATGGATAAAAGCATTTTATCAGATTATCGCACTAGACAAGAGGTGTCTAGCAATATTAATAATTCTAATTTGTATTATATGGGTTTTGAGCTTGAGCTTGTAGAAAGTCCTGATGGTGTAACTGATTCTGAACTTCGCGATCTTGTTTCTGGGGGTCAGGATTTAGGGCTTTTAGTAAAATACGATGGCTCAGTAGATGCTGAGCTCGTTAGTATGCCCTTATTAAAGGAAGATTTAAAAGAGAAACTAAAACAGACTTTAGACTGTATTTCTTTTAGTTCTAATAATTGGCTAAGTTGGGATCAAGGCTCTGAGGATTTCAAAGGGGGTCGCTGTGGCTTCCATTTACACGTTAATAGAAAAAGTATAAAGAACGTGAGAGCGATTTTTGACTTTATAAAGAGATATTCGGAAGATTTCAAGAGATTATCAGGGCGTAAAAACACTTTTTATTGTAGACTAGATCCCTATTATATGGATCAAAACTACGAAAAAAACCATAGTTACAGATACTCCTCTATAAATAACCTGAACTCTCACACAGTGGAGTTCAGGTTATGGCGTGGCTCTCTTAATTTTGATCGATTGTGTTTTTATATCGATCTAACTTATACCCTTTGCCGATACTCTAGGCACTTGGATCGCTTGTCGTTAGCTGATATCTTTTTTTTAATGGGAAATGATTTTGGCGATCATTTGATAGAACATTATAAAGATTATATGCCCTACACCTCTTTACAAGTGATTAAAAGATTTTTCACTTTTAAACACTATCAAAAAAACCTTCGCAATCTTACCAGATTAAAAAACCTTGAGAAAAAACACGATCAAAGAATGATCGACTGGTTCAATAAAAAACAAGATCAAATCACGTTAGAACAATTAGATCAATCTGATCAATCTGATCAATCTGATCAATCTGATCAATTAACTGTATTTAATTTTTAATTTTATTTTATGGGAGTTTATTTATTATGTGTGTAATTATTTTTAAAAACAAAAAAACAAACCTAGATTTAAACACGATTAAACTAGCTTATAATCAGAATCCTGACGGCGTTGGCGTCTGTGTAAATGATCGGGGTAGTCAATGGACTGTCTATAAATATTTGACGCCTTCAAAAAAAGATTTGCAAGATATTTGCAAGTTATGTCAAGATCATCAAGCAATTTTACATTTTAGGATCGCAACCTCAGGAGGTGTTAACATGTCTAATTGTCAGCCCTTCCTATTTGATGATAATAAACAAGTGCTGTTTCATAATGGCGTTATGTATTCCCTAAACGGAATATGCAAGGATCGTTCTGATACTAGGTTACTAATTGAAATATTTGAGGGGGGGAACGTTGATCCTCATGAACTCTTAACTAATATTTCTAAACATTCTATGAATAAATTTATTTTGTTAGATGATAAAAACACCGTGAATTTTTACGGTGATTTTAAAGATTATAAAGGGCTATGGTGTAGCAATCTTAATTTTATACCAGTTAAAAAACCTGTCATTAATTTACCTTTAAACTATTCAGAACCAGTTTTTAAAAGTCGTGAAGAGTTCTTTGAAAGTAGAAAAACAAGATGGGATAATGACATTTTAGAAGATTGTGAAATTTAATTTTAAAGGGGGTATATATGGATTTATTAGAAGAACTTAATGCTATTTGGGTAGACATACTTTGTTCTTTTTTTATGCTTTCTTATTTAATTTTTGTAGGTGTTTTAATATATCAACACTACAGAAACAAGAGAGAGCAAGAGGCAATACTTGCCCAATATAAACGCAATTTAGAGATTTTACGAGATTTAAAAAATAGATTTTAATCTCTTTATATAATCAATTTTTAGAAGACGCCTTCGGGCGTCTTTTTTTTTGTGTCTTTTTCTTACTTTAAGTTACTTAAACTAAGAATGTAATAATATCAAATATTTATACTATTTTTTTATTGATTTTATATTGATTTTTTATTAATAATAGTGTAATATGTTTTTATAAATTGGAGAGCTTCCAGAGCTTCCAGAGCTTCCAGAGCTTCCAGAGCTTCCAGAGCTTCCAGAGCTTCCAGAGCTTCCAGAGCTTCCAGAGCTTCCAGAGCTTCCCAAGTGGGGTCTAGGTAGGGTCTCGAGGGGGGGAGGTGAGAGGCTCGCTTCATGTCGAAAGCTAAAGGTTCAATCCTGTATTTCGCTCAAAAACGCCTCAAATTTTGATTTTAAATTTTGCTAGTGTTTGTTACCTGTAAAATTAAAACTTCAAAATTTACCCCATTTTTGACCGATTCTCAAGGTGATTTCCTGTATTTCCTAAATGAGGGGTGGTAGGCGATAGGCTTCATGTCGAAAGCTAAAGCCTTGAAAAAAATTCAAAAAATATTGAATAAACACTTGACAAATATTTTTCAATCTGTTATTTTATAATCATACAAATAAGCCGTTCAGCGATTTTAATAGTCAGTTCAGCGACTTATATTGTATTTAATATATTATTTTATATATTATTTTATATTTTATTTAACCATTTATTTTATAGGAACATTTATCATGAGAAAACTACTTAATACTAACGATGAAAAACTACGTCAATGGATACAAAAAAGCATTGATACAGGTAAAAGAGAATGTGAATTTTTGTATTCAGCCAATAACACCATTTTAAATGATCTATACAGAGCTAGATTAAATAAACTACCAGCAGTTAAGCATGAAACAGAAACACAACTAGAGTTAGAGACAGGAAGCATCTGTATTTCTAGTGCCATTGTAGAAAAGGATAGACACAGTTCAGCAATCGAATCAGCGACTAAAGCTTTAGAAAACAATCAAATAGTTTATGAAGTGAGATTTATAAATATTCCACAGCTTAAAACCTATGTAATGGTAAATGATGCAAACGAAAGAAGAAACTATGATATATTTGGGCTTCAAAGTGTGTACTATACTGAGAACCCACAAAAGTTTGTAGAGCTATTAGGTTTATCAAAGTAACAGTAAATATTATAGAGGTTATAATGAAAGCACTTTTAATAAGAAGATTAATTATAAATATAGCAAATGGTTCAGCAAATTTAAAGAACCATAAAATTCAGATAGTATCGTATGAAGAAATACTAAAAGAAGATCATCCTTACTATGTAGATACTACATTAGGAGAAGTATCTTATTTCTTTAGGGGTAAAGATTTATACGTACATATATGTTTGTTTTTTCCTAATGGAAAAGATCATAGCTTTTTAACAACAAGTTTTAAAATAATTAAAAAGGGGTAATGAATATGCTAGTTTACGTATTAGATAATATATTAGATAGACAAATGACTAAGGAGCAGATAGAAGTCCTTGAAGAGCTTCTAGTTGCTATCAGAAAACTAGATAATACTGATATTAATAATGCCTTTAAAGCTGAAGCACCTAATCACAAGGTGTTTGATGTATGTTATAAAGAGGATACATCACACTTAATTGAAAGGGTTGAGGAGGCTTTTCCTAATTTAGAAGGGTATATTGAGCAATTATCATGTGAAGATTATGTAACTGACCATGATAAATTTAATAATATAATGGAAGAAAATGAAGCAAAAGATGCACTTATTTCTAAAATTAATGATTGGAAAGATAGTGTAGATTTGTTTATAGATAATGTTTACGAGATGTATTAAGAATGGAATTATTTGAGTATCAAAAAGAGGGAGTAGAGTTTCTACTCTCTCATAATGGAGGAATGCTTTTAGATGAGCAGGGGCTAGGAAAGACTATTCAAGCACTTGAAGCAGTCAAAAAGACAAATGCTAAAGTGCTTGTAATAATCTGTCCAGCGATTATGCAAGGCACTTGGAAGCATCATGTAAATAATTTAATCCCTTCTAATATAACTACATACATTCATTCTTATGAATGGTATGTTAAGCTAACAAATTTTAGAGGATTACTTAAAGAGATTGTAAATAAGGAAGTTGCTGTAATAGTGGACGAAAGCCACTACATTAAGACTCCTACTTCTAAAAGAACTAAAACTGTTCAAGCATTATTATCGCTTGATAATATAGTATTTAAAGTTTTGTTAAGTGGAACACCAATAACTCGCGATGTAGATGATTTATTTACGCAGTTAAAGGTGTTTTATCCTAGTTTTTGCAGGTCAATTTTTGAATACAGAAAGCGTTATATGAATTGTATTCATAGTTATTTTGGGGATGTATTTAAGGGGTTTAAGAATGATTTAGCTAAAGATGAAATAATTAGTTATTTAAAGCATTGTAGTTTAAGGCGTACTAAGAAGAGTGCAGGACTTCAGTTACCGAGTATTACTCGGACACCTGTATTTGTAGACATTAATAAAAAGATTGCAAAAGAGTCTTTAAGCATTTTAGACTACGCAACAAAGGTGATTAGTGGTTCAGATGACTACAATATGTATGCAACTAATTTAGCAGAAGAAGCAAGTCATATTGCATCTGTAAGGAAAGCACTTGGGGTTGCTAAAGTTTCACCTACACTTGATTATATAGACCATTTAGTACAATCAGGAACTCAAAAACTAATTGTATTTGGTGTGCATATAGATGTGGTGAATTTATTGTATGAAGCATTAAAAGAGAAATATAAAGAGATTAAAACTCATAAAATAATTGGAGCAACTACACCGACACAAAGAGAAAAGATTATTAATGAGTTTCAGAATGAGGATACACCACAAATTATTGTAGCAAATATGGTTGCTTGTGGTGTTGGTGTTACTCTTACTAAAGCACATACTGTTGTATTTGCAGAGCTTGACTTTACGCCTGCTAACATTATGCAAGCAGAAGCAAGAGTACATAGAATAACGCAGGAGCATATTGTAAATTCTATATTTATAATTGCAAATGAATCTCTTGATGCAAAGATATTAGGCATAATAAGAGAGAAGATAGGAGTTATTAAAGAAGTTATTTAAAGGAGAAATATTTATGGGAAGAAAAAAGATGTATTCTGATGAAGAATTACGACTTAAACACAAAAAGTATCAGCAGGAATACTATGAAAAAAATAAAAATAAGATAAAGGAGCAAAGGAAAGGTTACTATAAAAGTAAAAAGGATGTTCCACCTCAAGATGTTCAGCCTCAAGAGGAGAAAGCACATAGTTTTATTAGTCCTTCAAGTTTAGAGAGAGTGCTTATTTGTCCAGCATCTGCAACATTGTGTGAAGGGTTACCTGATGAAACTACTGTATATTCTAAGGAGGGTACAGGATTTCATGAGCTTATGGAGTATGATAATACATTTGTAGATACTATAAAACTTGATGACTATTTTAATTCAGCAAAGGAGTTATTAGTATCTTATACCTTTTCAGAGAGTGTATTAAGGGAGTTATCTGAGTATTGGTATCAGACTTCAGAGTTTATACAAACTATGAAAGATAATTTTACGAGTAAAGGTTTTGAGATTACTGAGTACAAGGAACTTAAACTTCCTATGTATTATAGTCCAGTTGATTTTGGAACATTAGATTTAGGTTGGGACTGCAAGCTTCCTTCAGGAAAGCACTTAATACTTATTTTAGATTATAAGTACGGTAAAGGTGTTGAAGTAGAAGTTAAGCACAATCCTCAAGTTATTTCATATGCAAAAAGTTTTATTGAGTATTTAAAGGGTATGAATAATTTGAAAGAGGAAGATATAATAAGCGTTCAGACAATTATATATCAACCTAGAATAGAGTATTCAGCACCTGCAAAGAGGCAAGCATATTCATTAAAGGAACTTCAAGATGAAGCAGATAAAATTACTAAGGTGGTTGAGCTTGCGTATTATTTATATAAAGCAAAGAGATATGAAATAGATGAATATGCACGAGTTGATGATAGAGCGTGTAAGTTTTGTAAAGCTAAGAAGTTGTGTAAAGCATATAACGATCAGATGTTATCTTTGTTAAGTGATTTACCACAAGTTAGTGATACAAGTGTAGTAACTAATGAACAAATAGTTAAGGTATTAGAGTTTGAAAAAACTGTATTACCTAAAATAAATGAGTATATTAAATTTATTAAATCAAATGTTGAGGATAGATTACTTGCAGGAGATAAGATAAATGGTGTTCATTTAGTTGCAGGAACAAGTAGAACTCAATACATCAATGATACTTCTAAAGTAGTAGAGATATTGAAAGAAGAAGGCATTGATGCAGTTGACCATACTGTGAAATTGAAAACAATTACAGAAGTAAAGAAAGAAATTTCTAAAGTAATTGTTGACAAAGAAAAACAAGAGAGTATATTGAACACTATCACATATAAACCAGAAGCAAAACCTAGAGTTGAGCTTTTTGATGATGTGAAGTTAGTAGATAGTTTAGTAAATAGTTAGTAAATAGTTAGTAAATAGGAGAGTAAATATGAAATCAAAGTCCAAACAACTCATTAAAGCGACAGGTTTACAGAAGTTAGCGTATGATAATTTTTGTAAAGCTGTTATCACAATAACAGAAACAATACCCACATCATTATTTTTAACAGATAGTAAAAAGCATAATCATTTTAATGTAATGTTTTTTGATGATAATGAAAACATTGTATTAAAAGCAAAATATCTGTTTAAAGATATAACATTTCCAGAACCTGTATCAAGAGAAGATATTAGGTATGATACAGAGTGGGAATCATCAGATTGCAAAAAGAAATATAAAAATGAGTGGAAAGATTTTTATATGGATGCACTTAACCATGATACAGAAATTATTTCTAAATGGTTAGATTCAGCGTTTTTTGCAATAAAGTGTATGAATAATAAATATGATTTTAAAATTTCAGAAACACGACAAAATCTTGTAGATTTTGAATTAACAAGTGTTGATGAAATGATGTTAGAGTAAATAGTAATTAAATAGTAAATAAATAGGAGAATAAATATGGCAAAAAAATTAGTAATGAAAAACAGTAAAGTATATAAGAAGGTTGCTACACCTGTAGGAAGATTACTTTGGATGAATTTGGTTAATCCTAAATCACCTACTGATGCAATGCAACCAAACAAATACACTTGTACTTGTGCATGGGATCCTAAAGATGCAACACAACAAGTAGCAATTAAAGGTTTGTTTGATGCAATCTTAGATGTAGCAAGACAAGCATACAATGATAACACTATTACACTTGCAGATTTAAAAGATAATAATGCGTTATCAATCGTTAAAGATGGTGCAGATATGCAAGATTATTTAACAGGATTATTGATTACTTCAGCATCTACTGGTGCAGACAGACCACCAAAGGTATTTGGTCCAGTAATGGCACAAGGTGAATTAAGCAAAGAGGAAATCTCTAAGATTAATCAAGGGGACTATGGTAGAATGGTAATTAACATTTCAGCATATCAAGTTCCTCAAGTTAAAAAGAGTGGGATTACTGCTTATCTAACACTTGTACAATTTGCAAGAAAAGGTGAGTATCTTGGTGGTTCATCTGATGGAAGAAATCTTTTAGATGATTTAAACATCGAGGCAGCCAATGAAGATGAAAAAGCAATCTTAGATAGTCTTCCAATACAAGACACTCCAGCACCTGCTAAAAAAGAAACTAAGAAAGAGGAAGTGAAAGAGGAAGTAAAAGAAGAGCCTAAAGATGAATCATTTAATGATTTATTTAACTTTTAATTAACCATTTAAGTAGAGTGTGTAAAGCACTCTACATTTTATAGGAGATAAACATGGCAGATAAATTAATAATCAGAAAAAGAGTTCCAGTTGTAACAAGACATAAAGCATTAGTAGCTTACCTATTAGATAGAGATATCATCAAAGAAGGTGAGTACAGTTTAATTGAACATGCAGATTATCAAGAAGTTCAAGGTCAAGATGTAATTGGTGTATTGCCACTTCAGCTTGCATCTTATGCAAAAAGTATTACAGAAGTTCCATTAAATCTTACACCAGAAATGAGAGGCAAAGAGCTTACATTTGATGAAGTAAGTAAGATTGCAGAGAAACCTGTAAAATATATTGTTCGTGAAGTAGATAGTACAGATGGAGTAGATTACTACTATACTATTTTAGAAGGATATAATGATAAGGAGTATGAGTTAGCTTATAAATATTATAGACATACAGAAATAGACAAGCAATACTTTAAAGACTTTGATGAGATAGCTAAAGCACGAACAGTATATGGCGATATAATAAACGCATTGTTTGGTATCTTTGATATCTACACTATTGAAAACAGAGGGTGGAGAGAGTTTGAATTTATGAGATTACCTCGTTTAAGATATCGTTGCAGTTTAGTATATGATGATGAAACTACATCACCTGTAAGTATTGAAATGGAAGAATTTACTAGAGATAAAGTATTAAAGTTTATTGATAAACTTATAGAGATGTGTTTATAAAATAAAAGCCCCTTGTATATGGTCATCAAATACAAGGGGAACATCATGGATGTATAATGAATGTTTGTTGATTTAACAAGTAAAAGGTAGCACAGCATGATATATATTACAAGAGAAAATTTTATCCTTCCTACTAATAGTTCAGATTACTATGGTTTGGATACTGAAACCACTGGACTTGACCCTGTTTCTGATAAGTTAAGATTAGTTCAGATAGGAGATACTAAAGAACAATTTGTTTATGATTTATTTAAGCTAGACCCTGAACAAATTAAGTTACTTGGTAATTTTATAGCATCTAATAAATTTTATATTCACAATGCTTTGTTTGATGTTCCATTTTTATTTAATACATTTGATATTAAGTTTATTACTTGTATTGATACGATGATTTTATATCAAGCAATACTTAGACAAACTTATTCAGATAGTAGAAGCACAATTAAATATCCAAAGAGTTTGTCTGCATTAATGAGAATATTATTTAATAAAGATATTAGTAAAGAAGAGCAGACTAGTGATTGGAGTATGATGTGTTTAAGTGAGGAACAAATTGACTATGCAAGTAAAGATGCTTTATTTGTATATATGATAGGAAACAAATTAATTAAGCATGAAGCTTCAAGCACACTTAATTTTAGAATAAGCATGAGAGCTATTAATGTATTATCTAGAATAAGATTAAATGGTATTTGTTTAGATACAAATGAATTAGATAAACTTGTAGCAGAGTGGACTAGTAAAGTTAATGAAGCAGAGAAACAGTGTGAAAAAATATTTGGTAATATAAATATAAAATCATCTGTACAGATAGGAGATTGGATAAGCAAGCATATAGATACTAGTAATTGGGAAAAGACTGAAAAGACAGGAAAGTTAATTACAGATGCTGATGCTTTGAAAGCACATTTATCAGAGCTTCCAGAGTTAGAATATTTAATTACCTATAAGAAGTATAACAAGTATCTTTCTACTTATGGAGATAACATTAAGTTATTTATTAATCCTAAAACAAATAGGATACATGGTTCTTATACATTAGGATATACAGATACTGGAAGGTTAAGCAGTATGAAACCAAACATACAGAACTTTCCTAGAGAAGAATGGTACAGAAAATTATTTGTTCCTCAAGATGACAATGTATTTGTATGTGCAGACTTTTCACAAGTAGAAGTAAGGGTGGCTGCCATCTTATCAGGTGAAGAAAATATGCTTAAAGCATATAGAGAGGGGAAAGATTTGTATAAACATACAGCAAGTTTACTGTTTAGGAAACCTGAGGAAGAGATTACTAAAGAAGAAAGACAGAGGGCTAAAGCAGTGGTTCTTGGACTTCAGTTTGGTATGGGATATAAAACGTTATGTAAGTATGCGTTAAACTATGGAGTAAACTTATCTGAGGAAGAGAGTAATACATTAGTAGTTAGATACAAGGAAGCATATCCTAGACTAACTGCATGGCAAGTAGAAACTACTTCAATCGCATCAGAACTTTTAAGCACTCAAACTGTGTGTGGATTAAAGCGTAAGTTAAGCGATGATAATTATTATACTTGTAGTTTAAATACGCCTGTGCAAGGTAGTGCAGCCGAAGTAATACTTGTTGCATTAACTGTTTTAGATGAGTATATACAGAAGAATAATTTATCAGCAAAGATAGTTGCTACAGTGCATGATGAAATATTAGTGGAGTGTAGTAAAGAAGATTCTTTAAGAATAAAGAACGCCTTAGAAAATATTATGCACAAAGCTTTTATCTTTGTATTTGATAGAGTAGGAATTAAAGGAGCAGATGCTAATATAGTTGAAGCTCATATTGGGGGTAATTGGTATGAAGCAAAATAGAAGTGATTTATGGAAAGAGCTTATTTATAAAGTAAATCAAACTACATCAGATATGACAGAGATTATAATGGATAGAGCTATCCGAATTGGATTATATGATGATGTAAAAGAGTCTGAAGATTTAGGATTAGCTCATACTTGTAATATGCTTCTTGAGCGTATTAGTGATTTATATGTAAGAGTTTTAGAAATTAGAATACAAGGTGCTTTTATTGATAAGGAGAATAAAAATGAAACAAAATAATATAATTGAATTAGGAGTTATTTCAAATAATGAACTAATAATAGGAGAAATAAACAAACATAATACAGATAGAGTATTACGTTCTGAAAGAGATGTAGATAAGGCAATTAAAGAAACTCTTGAGTTCATAAAGATAACTAAGAAACATTATGGTGATAAAGATTTTAGTTCAGATGCTTTAGTGAACTTTTCAGATTATGTATATATGTTAAGAAATCATTTATTAGATTGTAGAGATAAGTTAAACATAGTGTTACATGACTTAGCTACAGAAGTACGAAAAGAATTGGAGGATAAAGATGAAGCAAAGTAATTATGGTATATGGAATTTATTAAAGTATAGAGTTGATGAACCAAATAAATACAGTAATGTTGTGGATAAAGAAGTACAGTTTGACTATTTTAATAGAGAAGGTGCTATTAGAGATTTATTTAAAACAACTACTGATCCAAATGTCAAACAAGTTTTAAGGTTTGCTATGGAATTAAATAATCAATACAGACAAGAAGCGATGGAGCTATATTATATTCTTAATACAATACAGTCATCCATGCGAACTATATTAAATAATACAGAAAATGCAATAAGTAATGCTTATTTATAGGAGAATAAAGATGATGCGAAATAAAGAAGTTATACAAGAAGTTAGGACAGCACTCTTTCACATGTTGAAAGAATATACACGGATAGAAGATAAACATCGTGTAGTGAATCCTTTTGAAATAAATAATATTACATTTGAGTATTTATCAGATGTTAAAGATTTGTTTAAAAATTTTAGCACAATAGTAGATGATGTTTATATAGAAGCTATGAAAAGTAAAGGAGAGAAATAAAATGAGTTATGCAGAAGATGAAGGATTTTATTATGATACAGATATGCTTAGGGAAGATTATGAAAGAGAAGAAAGATGGCGTGAAAGTTTGATAGTACATGACTCAGGTTATACCTATGATGAAATTTGTACTATGTTAGAAGATACATTTAGAGGATTAATGGAGAAATAAAATGATAGTCATTATTTGTTTTATAATTTTACAAATACTTTTTGATATACTTATATGGTTAGGCATAAGGTGGATAAATGAAGATAATCATAAGCATCTGTTAAATCATAAAGAGGCTATACAAAAGATTATTGATTGTCTATGTTTAAAGGATTAATGGAGAAATAAAATGGATAACATTGATAATTTCGTACAAGAAGTAGCATTAACTATACCAAGTAAACTTAAAGAACAGCTTGGAAATACTAAGTGTCCTGAAATGATTAGCTATAAATTATCTTTTAGGCTTAATGATGAAACTGAATTAGATAATTTATGTAGTAAGTTACTAGGACTATTTCAAAAGAGTGGAAATAGACAAGCAGGATTTTACTATGTACCAATTTTTACTAGTATCCTGTTTGATAAAGCAGATGAAATATCTCTGCTTGTAACAGAAGATTATCTTGATTATGCAACAGAAGGAGAATAAATATGAGAACATATACATTAGAAGAAATAATATCATTAGCTAAATTCATATATGATTTAGCTTATATACAAGGTTATACAACTAGTCAAAAGAATGAACCCTTTACAGTAGATGTAACTTGGTTTTGTAATATGTTAGCTAAGTCATTAGAAGATGCTGAGTGGGCTACAACTGAAGAAGTTAGACAAACCATCGTAGATAAATTTGAGAGTAAAGCAGAAAAACTAGATGCCTTTGCAATGAAATTATTAGCTAATAATGCAGAAGCATTAGGTGTAATACATGAAGACTATGTAACAGAAGAAGAAAAAGAAATCTTATCAAATATATTTAAAGATATTGTAACTGCTATGGAAAATAAAGCTAAGAATGAAGTAGTAAACTAAATAAAAAATCCCCACAAGCAAATATGGAAGTAAGGACTTGTGGGGAAAGAATCGATTTAACCATTTATTTTATAGGAATTAAACATGAATACATATTTAACTCATTATTTATTATATAACATAGGTTTAATTAGTCAAGAAAATTCTTGCACGATTTAGTTTTTTATGTTATTAGTTTTAACATTGTTAGTTTATAAGGGTAAAAAGTATGGAAAACTTAAAAGAATATTTTCAAAAAAGTCAAAGGTGGTTGCCTTGCGTAGGTAAAGCACCACGTCGTATAAGAACTTCATCCATTGATTGGAACATAATCGGAAATCAATACACTGCTAAAGAAGTATGGGAATATAAAAAAGATAATCCTGCTATTGGTTGGGGAACTGTTGTATTTAAAAATGACCCTTTAATTGTAGTTGATGTAGATGGTTTAACAGATGCAGGAATAGATTATATAAACAGATTTAATACATTACCCTTATCTAATACGGCTGTATCCACTGTATTAGGTAAACTGACAATAAAGGATACACTGGTAGAGAAGTCCCTTTCAGGAAAGGGACTTCATATCTACCTTTTATTAGATAAAGAATGTGATATACCAGCACTATCAAGATATGAAGAAACACTAGGTGGAATGTGTAAACACATAGAAATATTTAATGGTGGTAGTAATGAAGATGATAGTAAAGGAAAGTTCATTGTATACACAGGGAACATAATAAAAGATTTTAAGTTAGACTTTAGTACTACAAACGTACCAGTAGTTGAGCAACCAACTAAGGATAATATACTAGCATTTACAGATGTAAATTTATTACCTGTATATACTCATAAATATCCAGTAAAGAAACTTTTAGATATTTTATTAGATAATCCTCAATTTGAATTGTTATTTAATAAAGGAATACTATTTAAAGAACAAGATTTAGATATTAATACCTTTGAAACTGTCAGAGAAGAAGTTACAGATACCTCTGTAAAAGTATTTAAAATGGTTTCTATATTAGTTTCTAATTGTCAAAATTTTGAAACTATAGATAAAGTATTCAAACAAAGTTTCTTTTATAAGCATACTCACTGGGGACTAGAGGGAAAGTGGGATAGATTAATTAATGCTCATAATAATTCTAACCCAGTTCTTTCAGCATACAATGCGAAAGTAATGGCAGCTAGGTCTTTAGGAAAACCTGATTATTACTTCTTTAAAGGTCCATATACTACAGAAATAGTTAAAGAAAAGAATAGAGAAATAAGGTCAGAAGCTAAAGAAGCATTACAATTAAATACTCTTAATAAAATAAAAAGTCATATTCAAAACATTATGAATATAAATGAATTTCTTTATTCAGAGTATACAAAGATAGATGAAACTTTTAAAAAGTTTGATATAGAAAATTTAGATTTAGATATGCTAGAAAGTGATAAGTATTTAAGTGAGATGTATTGGAGTCTTTATCCATTTACTTTTGCAATAAATAATGATTCACAAAAAGATTGGATAACATACGATATTGAAAAAAAACAGTATATATTACTAAATAGAGAATCATTAAGAATACATATTACAAATTTATTAATGGAATTGTTTCCTAATAAATCTCATAGCTTCAGAAAAAATGTTGCATTAGCTACATTAGATTATTATGAAACTTTGAATAAACCTGTAATAGATATTTCTAAAACAAATGATTTTATATCTCTTAATCAAAAAGAAAAAGGATATTACTATAAAGTTAAAAATGGAATACTCGATGTATATAATGCAAAATTACTAGAGAATACTCCTACATTTTTATCTTTTTCAGAATTTCCATTTGAAGTAGATGAACATTTTTTAGAAGCACTTAGAACTAAAAATATAAATCCTGTAATAAAAGGAACTCTATTTGAAAGATTTTTGTATTCATCATTTCCAATAGAAATGTTACAGGAAGAACTTTTAGAATTAAATAATAATTCAAAGTTAATAAATGAAGAAGGAAATATTTATAAACTAGCTAATAGTAATAGCTCATATAGATTTTCTTCACAACTTGTAGTACTTCAAAAAATGTTAGGATATACAATTATTCCTAGACATATGTACAATTCTGATAAAGCATTAATACTTTACGGAGTTGCAGGTAGTGGAAAGAGTACACTTGCAAAACTTTTAGGATATCTTTTAACAGGTAGAAAAGATTTGTCAGGACTTACTACATCTTTTTGTGCATTAGAAAAAAATCAATATGCACTTGCACCTTTTAAGACTGCACCAATTATTGTAGTAAATGAATTGCCTGATAGATTTAGTAGTGAAATACGTGGTACATTAAACGCACTTATATCAGGAGAGAGTGTAGATATAAATGAAAAGTTTAAACCTAATTATTCTATGCAACTTCCAGGTAAAATAGTGTTGATAGGTAATGTACTACCAAAGATTATAGATGCTTCAGGTTCATTAACTAGACGAAGTGTTATAGTAAACTTTCCTGTTAATGTTTCTAAAACAGAAAATGCTATTGACCATATAGACGACAAATTAATTGAACCAGAAAATTTAAGAGCGTTCTTTTTGTTTTGTTTGGTAGGAGCTTTAGATGTATTAAAAACTAAATATACAGTTATTTCTAAAATAGGTTATGAGTTACTTATGAAAATGGAACAACAAAATAATCCTGTGGAAGAAGTATTAAAAGAAACTACTGAGTTTATTACTGATGAAGAGTTTAAAGAAGATATGATGTATAAGAATTTATTAATTCCTAAGAATGATTTAATAAATCATATAAAGGATTTTCTTACATCAAGTTATAATCTTACTCCATATACAATCAAGACCTGGCCAAGTTTGGGTGGGCTATGTTCTGGAATAGCATCTTATATTGCTAAACATTTTAATCAACCTGAACATTACATATATGGAAAGATGACTTTAGGAAATAATAATAAATACAAAAAACATTCTGCACCAGTAGAAGCTTTTAGAGGATTAAGATTGAAAAACTTTATCCCTGAAACAGAGCAGGAAGAAGATGATTTAGAAGGAGTATTTTAATGGACTTAAATAGTTATATAGAAAACATAGAGTACTTTCATATAGGAAAGAAAACCACAGTGTGTTTACTAACACTCAATAATGGTTTTGAAATTGTAGCAACTAGTGCTTGTTTAAATGATATGTCGTACAAAGAAGATATAGGTAAAGCTGTTTCAAAAGAACTAGCTTTACAAAAACTGTATGAGTATCTTACAGTCAAACAAGCCTTGGATTTTAAGAAGGAGAAAAAATAATATGGAAACAAAAGAATTATCAGAGGATGAAATAATGCAGGATAAAATCTTTGTTGATTTAGATAATGATAGTAACGAAAGATTACTAGCGTATCTTTTTGATAATATAAGTATTTACAGAGCATCTATATCTAATGTTGGTATCAGAATGGTACTTTGTAATATATTAATGCTAATAGGTGTGCTACTTACAAGAGCTTTGGGTTGCACTCCAGAAAATTTAAAGGAGAAAGAAAATGATAATGCCAATGCCAATTCACACTAATTCATGCTCTTGTTGTGATAAGCCTATGCCCACTTGGGGGATTATTACTATTGTTGTTATAGTGTGTGTTTTCTTTTTTGCATTTCTGCCTATATGGACAGTAATGTTAGAGGACTTTTTTAGTATGTGGAGTAATTTTATTTATGGAGTAAAAGAGAGTATCAAAGAGTGGAGGAAAAAATAATATGGAACTAACTAGAGCAGAGCTATATGAAGAGATAGAATCGTTACATATTAGATGGAAAGATAAATTTAAAGAATTACTCTTACAATATAAACAAGCATGTATTAATAAAAATAAATCTGAGATAAGTTATTTAGAACAAGATTTAGTTAATATGTATTATCATGCTTTACATAATAATCCTTTTAAGGATTTAGATAGATTATAAAATTAATAGGAGAAAGAATATGGAACATAACTATCAAGAAGAAGTTAAAAAAAGTTTTAAAAGATTTTTAGATTCTTTTAAACAAGTAAACAGATCATTTACAGGGTTGAACCTTATGAATGATAGAAATGAAATTAATATGTATCTTCAAACTTTGATGATATCTTTAATGAGTATGTATCGAGATTTAGCTGTACTTGAACATGATAATTTTGTTAATTGTTTAAAAGAAGCACAAGTAGATTTATTGGAGAAAAAAGATGGAAGATAAAATAAATATTGATAACCTAAGTAATCCAGAATTACTACTCATACTTAGAGATTATATTAAAGACTATCAACAAGAAGTAAATAATGATTCAGAAATTCATACAGTATTAAGATTAATGTATCTATTACTAGTTAGAGCATTAGGCTGTAAATTGGTAGATGAAATAGAGGAGAAAGAAAATGGCAGAAGTTAAACCTAATTTAGAAATATGGGTTAGTGGATATGTCAATCAATTAAATGATATTAGAGCAAGACTCAATGTTTTAGCAGGATATTGTGAAACAATACAAGAAACTATACCTAGTATAGCAGAAGAATTAGCTCTTATAGAAAATGGAAATAAAATTCTTATGGACTATTTTAATAGTGAAATTAGAAAGGAGAAAGAAAATGGTAAGGAGTAAACCACACAGTAGAGTAGTACAAATGTTTAAGAGAGGGGAGAAGCTTCAAGGAATTATCTTTATGGACAATTACAATGGATCTTATCCTTATTATGGAGAAGTTCATCATGGTGCGAAGATTTATACATCTGAAAACTTTGTGGATGAAGACTTCGTAGAACAATGGATTGATCAAAAGTTTAACGAAATTATTGGAGGAGATAAATGATACATTTAATTTATGATGCAACAATTTATTTAAACATTGATAATGCTAAAACTATCAATGTTGATACTGTAGAAAATAAAATTATAATTACTTATAGAGGAAGTAACAAAGCTGTAATTGATGTAGCTTCTCATCCTAAAGTAAAAGAACTTATAGATTCCTATGAGGAAAAAGAAAGAGACGGTCTTAAAAAATATATTTGTTTTAAAGTATTAGAAATAATACTAGAAAGACTTTCAAAAACAGACGAAAAACTTTCTCCTATAATTAACTTAGAATCTGTGTTAAATACTATACATAAGAAATCTGAAGAACAGGAAGAAAAAGAAATGATTCCTGTTACTGTAGATAAAGATGGTAACATAACTAAGGTAATTAAGGAGAATGAAAATGATAAATAAAATTTATAATATAGTATGCTATATATGCGTAGTAATATTATTAGCATTACTGGTTGCAGTAGTTGTTAATAAATCGCACGCTGTAGAAAATAGAGGTGTATCTTTTATTCTTTCAATGTGTAGTGATAAAGCTAAACAGCAAAAGAAACTATTTAAAAAGATATATGAAAACGCTACAGTGCTAAACGCTGGATGGTTATACGGTGCTACTTCTAATCCAGATAAATGTACTTGGGCTGCACGCTTCTACAATGACCCACGTCCTAAAAGAGTTAGAATACACGTATGTAATTCTACTTGCTTTCCAGAACGTGGAAGAACTTGCTCACCTAAAGAGTGCTTTGCTGGTTTTAAATCAGCAAGTGAAGCAAGTAAAGCTATCAATGCAAATAATAAAAACATCTTTGCAAGAGTAGATAGAATAATTGAAATGATTAAATCAGATTATAAGTCTGCTCCTAAAGATAAAGATGGCAAATCAACTATTGTAGATTTTGCAGTATCTTCTTGTATGGAATGTACTTTATCAGATAGTGCAAGATTAAAACTAATTAACTACATTAAAGATAAATTACAATCAATAGAAAAAGAAAGAGCTTCTCAAGGACTTTCTGCTATTGCATGGGTAGATAATCCATTAGATAGTAGAAATTGTTTTAAAGGATACATTTGTGAAAAACATGGTACTCCTGATGTAGGTAAAAATGGTATTGCTGATAATGATGGTGAAGATTATGATGGAATTAATCAAATTAATTATTGGAATAATAATACTGATGCTTACATGGCTCTTGCTTGGAAGCCTTGCTTTAATGGTGCTGCAGATGTAGCAGGTACTTCTAATGCTGGTGGTAAATTTATTCCTCCACAAAACAGAACTGGTTACTGTACTGTAAATAAAGAAGGTCCAGAGTTTTCACCTGTAACAAATAAAGATTTAAAACTTGATGTAAAGAATGATAAAGCAAACTACAAAGCAAACACTACAAAAGGTTGTGGTTCTTTTGAAGAGTTTGATAAAACTTTTGTATGGAAACTTGCAGATAAAGAAAGAAACTTTACTACATGGTTAGCTCCAGCTAAATATAAAAAGTTTTCTAAAGTAGAATTAATCTGTGATGGTAAAGTAGTTGATCATAGTTATCCTCAAATAGGATACAGATTTGGCCAAGATTATTCACATGATAATCCACCAAGAAGAAAAATATATGACTTTAGAAAAAATATAGGAACTTATCCTATAGAAGGTTTCTGTGTACTTCATGCAGATAAATACTGCTGGCGTATGCAGTATCCATATTTTAGACCAGTGAAGAAATAATTATGGAAAAGAGAACTTACGCAATAGGAATAGATCCAGGACAAACAGGAGCAATAGCAATCTTTCAATTAGATGAAGGAGAATATTATTTAGACTCTGTATTTGATTATGCAGATAAAGATTTATTTATGCCTGTACTCAGGGAAATATCTCTTATAGAGAATTGTACTTCAGTTTGTATAGAAGCAGTACACTCTGCACCTGGGCAAGGTGTAAGTTCTACTTTTAAATTTGGTGCAAACTTTGGCTGGTGGATAGGAGTACTTGATGCACTCGGGTACTCCTATACACTAGTTACCCCTCAAAAATGGCAGGGATTATTATTTAAAGATTTTAAAGATAACATAGGGCAGCTAAAAGGTTCTACAAAAGAAGTATCCTTATCAGTTGCTAGAAATTTATTTAGTCGTAAGTATGATACAATAGGAGTATTTAATAGAAAAAAAGATCATGGAAGAAGTGATGCTTCTTTAATAGGATGGTATGGAATATTACAATTACACTGAAGATATTGAAATAGACATAGATTGTCCAGGAGAACAAAAACTTTGTATTGCTTGTATCATACAAGCAGTAAAAGATATTCATTACCGTTGTCATGCAGGTTATACTTATTCTGCTCAAACACGTACACGTATTAGGGAGCAAGCTACTAGATGGTTTAAGTCTGATAGTAAAGAACCCTTTAGTTTTTTATGGTGTCTTGAACATGCTTTCCCAGATTTATATGATACAATCAATGTAGACTACATCATACAAACTTGTCTAAAGAAACCTCTGAGATGTAAGCGAGGTATCGGTCTCCTTCCAAATTCTCATTCATCAAGTTTGTATATAAAGCAGTAACCATTGCTAACTCTTTCTTATACCTATTATGTAAAGCATTCTCTATATTCTTAGGAAGTCCAATCTTACTTACATAAATATCCCTAGCTTTATATAAGTTCTCAATATCTTCCTTAACACTAGGTTTAGCACATGCTCTTTGTCTTACAGCTAAATCAATTATGTTTTTAAATCCTCCATGTTGAACTCCGATACTAAAGAGAGCTTCATTAACTGCAAAATTATCTGTATCAAATCCTTGAAGTTTTGCATATCTTTGTACAGGTTTAAAGTGAGTAAGCTCTATAAATTCATACTGGTCTTTTTCAAACTCAGGGTCTTCTTGAGCTACAGTTACCCATATCTTATCAAACTCTTTACTACCTGGATTTGCATATTTAAACTTATCATTAAATCTGCTCCACGCAATATACTTCTTTAGTGTTCCTGACCTTACAGATAATTGATACTTCCCATAACTCTTTCCACCAGGATCACTTGCATTATAAGAAATTGTTTCTACACTACGTGGATGATTTCCACTCTCAAAATATGCTGCTACATCTCCTTGTATCATTCTTCACTCTCCTTTTTCTTTTTAGACTTAGACTTAGCCTTAGACTTTTCTTCTTTAGGTGGAAGTTCCTTTCCTAATAACTGAGCCTTTCTAGCTAATTCCATTTCTTTATAATCATTCCTTAATGCAGTTACTTCTTTATGTGCAGCTCGTTTTCTTTCTTTTGTAAATTCAGATGTATTATTTAATTCGTCTAAATATTCTTTAACCATCTTATTTTTTTGTTCTATAAGTTGTAATCTCTCTTTACTATCTTGAGTAATGTTAATTGTTCTATACCACACATTTAATAATTGAGTAGCTTCATAAGCTAAATTATATTTATTATATAAGGTTTGTTGTTCTGGAGTATGAGGTTTTCCATCTACTGTATCTATCTTATTATAATAATCAGATACATATACGGAGAATAATTTTTTCAATTCTCTATCTTGTTTAGTATAAACATATTTATCAGCAGGAGTTATTAATGGAAATAAATATTCTCGTAAAGTTTTTCTAGTATAATTAGGAGTAACATTTTCATTTAATTGCAGTCTAACATAATTATATAAATCACGATTAGGTCCTAGAAAAGATAATGAATTTAATGCAGCATCAAAACTAGCACTTGCTACACTTCCAAAACCTATTATATCATTTAATACATAATCCCACATTGAAGGTGATACACCAGGAATAATTCTATTTAATACTAATGATAATGTACTAACATTTGGTCCTAATAGTTTACTAGGAATATCTTTAAACCTATACCAATCTCCTGCAGAATGCACACTGTATCCAGAGAACATATCACTAAACTTAGTGGTATTAGCACCTGTTAAACCTTGAAGCAATGCAAGCCCTGCAGGAAATGCTCCTCTAGGAGCATTAAATAAACCTAAAGTATTATCAAAGGCTAGCATTTTTATAAAATCTCCCATTAATTTTGGAGAAAGTTTTGCTGATACTCTACCAAAATTAAATGCCATAGCTGGTTCATTTGATACAGGTAATTTAAAAATAGTATTTCCTATTTTAAATCTAATTGCTGACTGCATCATTTCATCATCATCTTCTAATAATAATCCTGATAATTGGGTTAATGCTCCAAGTACAATTAATTCACAAGCTACCCCAGCTGCTCTTTTTGGATTTTGTTTTGCCCATCTTCCATACTCAACCATACCATTTAATCTTGCACCAAAGAACATAAAGTATCTATTTAGTTCTCTAGTAAGTGCAGAACCTCTTGCAAAATCTGTAGTACACTCTCTTAAAATTTTAGCATATTTATTTATAAATTCTTCAGATAATTCCTTAATTGGTCTGCCTTGTAAATAATTATATAATTGAGCATATTGATCTTCAGATAAATTTAAGTATTGTAAAAACTCCTCATTACCTGCTTTATCCCATATAGCAGCTTGCTCTTGAGTTAATATAGGTTTAACTACAGATTCTGTTAAACCATTCTGTGCTAAAGTCTTTTTAGAAAATCCATCTAAACCAGCTAGGTTTTCTCTAGATACTTCAAAAGCATCTATATCAATTCCATCATTCTTCATTAATAATTTTAACTGGGTGTACCTACCTACCTTATCAGATGCTTCTAAAAATTTTATAAATTGTCCCCATCTACTTCTTGGTACAAGTTCACCTTCAATATGTTTAAATTCATTTAAATCATATACTGTTCTAAAAGATGTGTTAAATCCTAAACCTAATTTATCTAAAGTAGTTAATCTACTATCCATAGCAGTATTATTAACTATTCCTTTTATTCCTGGAATTAACCAATCATTAATCATTGTATCAATATAAGTTTGGAATACTTCTTTAATCTGACTAAAGGTTAATAACTCTGAATCTTTATACAAAGGATTCTTAATCATTAACTCTGTCATATCTCTTGTGGAGTTTGTAAATAATACAAATGGTAAAGATAAAGAGGTATAAAACATTTTAGTTAAGTGCATTAACTTATTATTAATAACAGTCATAGTTTTTAATGCAAGTGCACCTGTACTATCCCCTTGCAATAAATCTGTTAATGCAAATTTTACTACTCCAGATAAAAATTTTGGATCCATTACTTGGAATACTACTACATCCCCATTAGCATCATAAATACTAAACTTATTAGTATCACTCTTTAATAAATTTGAAAACTCACTATCTACTTTTGGAAATATATTAGCCAATTCTGCAGCAGCAGTACCTGTAACTTTTGCATATAAAGCTCTAATATCATTATATTCTTCACCTTCAGGAATAGTATTAAATGGATCTTCTACAGGATTAGGATTATTAACTTGCAACATACTTCTTACATAGTTTTCTATAGCACGAACATATCTCTTTTCTTGTTGTTTTTGTTCTGCAGTTTTTAAAGAGTTACCATCTATTTTATTTATTACTTCCTTAATTTGTTTATCTATATCTTCAATAGCATCTAATACTCTAGATTGTTCTTCAGGAAGTATTCGTTGAAGTATATGGCCATATCCAGTTAAAGCTGCTTCATCAGAACTCATAGATTCTCCTGTTA